CACATGGCGGGAAGAATAGAGAGCCTGAAGCAAGGGCCAGTATTGAGAATCGGCCCTCGTGTGCAGTGTTACCTTGCGGGTTTCCTCATAACCAGTGATCTCTTTCAGGCTATTAGCGTTGACCATTGACGTGTTGAACTTGTCAAGCTCGACACCTTTCTTGGCTGAGATGTTTGTGACCTTATTCCCGTTGAAAGGGAACGACACATAACCGAGTAAGGGATGCTGCCAGCAGAAGTTATAATAGTCCGGGCAGTCGGGGTCGTAGTTTATGATGATTGTCTTTGCCCCGGCTGCGGTGGTGATCGTGATTACATTGGCTCCCCTGTCAAGATAAATAGAGTTCTTTGCAAACTTGAACTGATAGTACCCTATCGTGGGAGTGCCGGAGTAAATCGTTGTCGATCCGGTCCCAGAGAGAGTTGAATCAACCGTCACCGTGTCGTCGGCTGTTACTGTCGTGCTATCTGCGGTATAAGCGCCTGACCCTCCGGCAGTACCCTTGGTAATAGACAAAGCACCGCCGGGGTGCCAGAAGAACAAAGCATTATAAGTGTTCTTTGACCACTTCAGGGTTTGCATACACGACAGGTCCATGACGTTGTCAAGCCGGAACCCTCCGCTGTACGGCAGTTGATTGGCAAGGTATATCCAGTAATGAGTTGCATCAATGGTCTGCTGATTGGCTGTACCTCTCTCAAAGTAGATATCCATTGTTAAACTGCGGAAATACTCGTCGAACTTCTGAAGAAGGTTCCCATTGATGAACTCAAGGTCATCAGGGTACTCCGTGCCATCAAAGTATCTGAGTAAATACTTCATGACTTCGGAGAGATCGACAGCAAAGTAATGTACTGATGACGCTGTACGCAGGTAGATGGCATCAAGGGTCACATCCTCTGTAGTGCCGTCAAACTCTATCTCTGCCGTTGGGGCTGTTACCGCAGCTGCCCCGGAGACAGAGAAGTAAAGCACGGGTCGCATGAAGGGGGAGAACAGATCTCCATCACTTGCAAGCTCATTAAGAACAGTTACTGCCATATCATTTTCTAAATAATCGTTCTACTTGCGTGGTAATAACGAAGATCCAATGCTCCCTTAGCTGCTCCACCAGCCCGTCGTACCACTCGTTTGTCACCACATCCTCGACGACCTTGCCGGGGTTGTTCTTGTTCGGCACATCAATCCCCTCCCTAACAATCTTCCACGCCGCAGCGTAAGGGTTAACGTCAATGCCTTTGTCCTTCACCCACTGCTCAAGAATCTTCCCCAGGCTGCGGGCTTGCTTCGCCGTCTGCTGCTTGTTCGGCCCCCGCCCTTTCTCCATGAACCACACATGGCCCTCGCTCTCAATGACTGCGTGTATCTTCTTGCCATCGTCCTCGACATGGTAGGTCAGACCCTTCTCATACTTACCCGATGCCTTTAAGCCTTTCTCATTGTACGAGCGCACAAGGTCCCGGGTCGTCTGGACCATGTAACTGCGGACTATCTCGGCGGCTCCGGTCATAACGTCACCGCTGTTATCGTGTTGCTGTTGCCGGAGGTGCCGGTGCTATTGTAAGCCCTCACCCTGTAGTAGTAAGTTGTTCCCGTTGTCAGTCCTGTCACAAGGCTGTACTCATGGTTGCCGCAGTCACGGCTGGTCACGACCATTGAGGTGAACGTGCTGTTGGTTGCCACGTCAAGGTAATAGCCGTCAGCCTGTAGCTTGTTCCAGTTTGCGACAAATTGCGTTGCGGTAATATTCGTAGCAGCGATAGCGACAGGGGCAGGAGGGACGCTGTTCTCTTCGTCGGGGTTGTAGGTGAACGACAGGTTACACCCGATGACATCGGTGTTCTCATCGAACTTGTTAAGCTCCCGGAATATCTCCACGTCGGTTATCTCAACCTCTGTGCTTCCGCACAAACTCTGTAAGATGACCTCCATGAGTGCTCTGAGATACTTGAGCCTTCTGTCGTACTTCTGCTTTTCAGTTTCGTCAAGGCTTGAATAAGTCCCCGCAGGGTCAAACTTTCTCCCCACCCATATCACAGTTGAGACAGACCATGCAGCCACCGACCCGTTATCCGTCGTGCCCCTCTCTCTGAAAGGGAACATACCAAGAAAGCCCTCGCCGCTGTCAAGCTCCTTTTGTGTTATCTCCCAGTTCTGAAAGGGCTTTGCCCCGTAGATGAACCGCAGCGACTGCGCTGTGGCAATGTTTTCAAAAAATAAGACGGGGTCAAACATGGCTTGCTGTATTTTGTCTTATAAGTGCCTTTTCAAACTCCCTGTCGGTCTTTTGCAGTAGCAGGGTAGAGAAGATAACAGAGTAAGGCTGCTGCCCTATAGCGTCGTATTTCAAAGGATCACCACCGGCCAATCGGTTCAGAGTAGCGAACCACCCAAACGCCTGGTAAGCGTCCACCCCTGCGCTCATCTCACGGGCGTCAGGCTCATAGGCTAACGCCTGTTCTTTTTCGTTGATAACTTGAATCTCCTTTGTAATGAAGTTGTAGATAGGGAACAGGTCGGTCCACGGCATGAGCATAACCTCGTCGTAGGTCTTTCCAGTGGCAATGGTTATGATCTCAGCCAAGTCATCATAGCTCAGCGACGGTTGGTTGATGATGTCCTGCATCTGCTTGACCTTCGCCCATTCCCATTCGAGCATTACCTTGTCTGTGGGGTTCTGTCCCTTCAGTCGCAACCCAAAGGCTTTATAAAGATCCCTTTCATCAGCGGGTAGCGCAATGAACTCGGCAAAAGTGTATTTGTTCAGCTCGGTTATCATCCTACGGCACGGGTTATGGGTTGTCTATTTGAGATCTCAAAGTACATTCGCATGATAAATACATCAAGCCAGTCCGGGGACCGGCCAATCAGTTCCTTTATCTTCTCTTTCGGGAGTATTCTGAGCTTGCCGTCTTTATCTGCGTCGTAAGTTTTGAGCATGGAAAGCTCTGTTGAAATCATCTCTTTCTCTGTCTCCGGCAAATCGCACTCAATGTAAATCCCCCGTATCAGTTCCGCCAGCTTGTAGCCACACTCTGACTTGAGGTTCTGATAAACCGGGTTCTGAGGCTTGGAGTTGTTCAGGAATCCTTTGCATCTGAGGCCGTCAACCACGCCACCGCCAACGCCGTCCTCGTCCACAAGCACGTCAGAGATGTTCACCGTGTACTGGGTGCGCCATGCATTGATGATATTCTTTATGTCCTCGGTTGACGATATGTTCAGAGCCGAATACTTAACCATTCTCATGCCATCCCACAGCGTAATGATGGCACGGTCTGACCCGTACCTGGCTATGTCCGCAACAATCCTCTTTGTACCTTTGGCTGCGAAGTCGTTACTGAACAGGTCGTTTATCCTCTCGTAGTCTATCAGGGCCGTCGGGTCATCGTCGTATTCCCAGTTGCCAAGCATCAGCCTTTCCTTTGTCGCCCGGTCCTTGATGTCTGCAAGCTGACCGCCGTACACAGCAGCGGTGAAGGGGTTGTCATTGTAGAGCGCCTGGACGAACAGCGTATCCTCCGGCAGCGTTCCGTTCTTCGCCGGAAGGTAAAAGGTTGAATAGGTCCAGTTCTTTTTCGGGTTGCCGGTGATGGCAAGGGTAGCAGGGATGTTGTACTCGTCATTAAGGTGTCTTCCTATACGGGACTTCAATACGTCATAGGCTAAGAAGTGAATTTCCCCGGCTTCTTCTATTGCCCCGTCGGTGTACTCCAATGATCCAAGCCGTTCAAACAAGGGGTCGGAGGGGAGGTACTTCAGGTCAAGCAGGTCAACACGGGATCCATTGGTGAACTCGATGTAATTATACTGCCCGTTCAGGTGCCACATGGACTGAGGTATGCCGTGGTGCTTACAGACCTTGCACCAGGTGATGTAGGTAGAGGACATAAGCCTCTTCAGCTCTTCCCGTCCGATGAACGACTTGTAGCCTGGATACCGCAGGCAATTAATAAGACGGGTTTCGCACAGCCACCATGATTTGCCCGATCCGGCACCACCTCCAAAGTAAACTTTATTGAAGTGGCGCAGACCTTCCCATGCCTCGTGCTGCTTATTTGTTGGCTTTATGTTGATCTTTATCTTCACCCGGTACGATGTAATTGATCTCTATTGCGTCAATGGTCTTAACACTGTGGTCGGTCTTGTCGGCGAGGCCCAGCTCACGGGCGATGATGTTTGGATTAAGCAGGTCGGCTGCGGCTCCTTCGAGCTTCTGAGAGAAGAATATTCCTCGTATGTGCGTTGTGATAGCCGAATATGCTTCTTGCTTTTCGTACTCCTGCCACGTACTCATAGCCATGTTTGCAAAAAGACAAAAGCCCTGAATAGTCATGGCTCTCATCTTTTTTACCTTCATTCTCACTCCGGTACCAAAAACCTTTTCTTCGTACAGGGGATTTTTCTCACACCACGCAGCATACTCGGTAGCTTTGTCAAGAAGCTCGCCGGGCTGGTACCTTTTCGGTTTCCTGAAGTTGTGCGCCAACTTCCAGTATTGATTCCCTTTGGGTGCGGCCATTCAAAAGTAAAACGATGTCGCAACAAATATACAACATCGTCTTACGAAATGCAAAAAAATTATTACCCCACCCCGGCGTACTGTTTTAGTTACCTCTCTGCTCGACACGTTCGAAGTAGTAGCCGTCTCTGGTCAGTGACTTCCGGTCTATTGCTGAATAGACCCCTGTTACGCCCCTGCCGGTTTTCTTTGCCGCCTCTACAGCACTGGGGAACGTGGCTATGAGGTTTCTGTTGCTATCGAGCATCCTGACGGGCTTCTTGTTGTGTGCCGCCAGTCTTTTGATAGTTGCCTCTTCTGCTACCTGCCACATCATTTCAAGGGCCTTGGCAATGTAGGGGCAGGCTTCGGCGGGGATCAGGCTATTCGGCAGTATCTCATGCTCCAACATAAGGTTAACGGCGGTGTCTGCTGTCATTTGTTTTATAATTTTGTGAATCACTTCATTAGTTTGGGTATCTTTAATGCCATAGATCACTTCGTCTTTTTGGGTATCTTGAAGGAGGTGGATCACTTGTGAATCGTGGTTGTCTTCTTGAAATTGAATCACTTTCGGATTTTGCTTGTTTTTTGATCGATGGATCATTCTTAACCAGTGGTTGTATTATACTTAGTGAATCGCTTTGCTCCAGTAATCGTCTTGCTTATCGTGACTCGCTTGATGTCGTTGGTTGTCTTTATATACGTGGATCACTTGGTGAACGTGGGGTCCTTCATTGATATGAATCACTTAAAAATTATGGGTATCTTTCCATACATGGATCGCTTGCACGGCGTGG